TGCTGGTGGCTTGAACTGTTGCATAAGTTGACCCAACTTTTCTAACGCAGGCATTACCCCTTGGAACACCTGTTGAGAGTCCATGCTGACGTGGTCGGACGCCACCGCAATAGCACGGTCAATTTCTTTGGCAATCTTGCTCTCTTCGTACTTTCCTAGCTTGACGTCTCCTGCCGCTAAAACGTAACCCTGCACCTGTTGGGTGTACCAAAGCATCATGTGTTGCTTGATATGTTCCATTACCTGCGGGATGAACTTGGGCGCGATAAGGCGGTTGGAACCCAAGGTGGGGTCGAGCGCAAATGTCAAGTGCGTCTGGATGTGAGCCAAATGGTCTTGACGTGGATAGGCAAAGGCTGGTCTGTTCAAGGACATTGCACTGTTCTCATCAGCCGCGTTCAACTCTGCTGGCTTGCCAGTGTTTGGCATTAACTCGTTGACGTTTGGTATCTTGAGTTGCTTGAGCATTCGACTCACTACCGCACGTTGGTCAAAAATCTGAGGAAACTGCGCAGACAACTGCATGACCGACTGCATCTGTGCAACACGCTGTGTCTCAGAGAAGATGTGGGGGTCAGACACAGGAACCACGTCGCTGTTGCGTCGAAAGTCCTCGCGCTTGATGGGCAACTCGGCAACAATGTCACCCCTGCGTTGCTCATCTAAGTGCCAACGATTAATACGCCCAAGGATGTGCAAGACACGACGTTGGCTGTCATGCAAACGTGAGTGAATGGCAGAGAACACCACTGCGCCTTGCTCAATCAACGCCTGCGTCGTACCTACAGGCATATTGCTCTTGGCATCCGCAATCTTCTCTTCTGCGGTGGTTACCACGCCCTTGGCTTCGGTCGACAAAAACTGAAGCAATTGAAACAGCACTGGACTTGGCGGATTGAACGGCATGGGCATTGCAATCTTGCGGATGTCATCCACACCGATGCCGCCTTCAATCTCGGTCACCTGCGTAATTTCAATTTGGTCGGATTGACCTGAGACCTTTGCGCCCTTGAGTTTCAGCATAGTCAAGGAGTTGTTGACGTGCGCAGTGTCTAACAAAGCACGCAATGACCCCGTAGCGGCGGCGGAGAGACCTCCAATGAGGTGAGGTAGCCCGATGGCATACGCACCCCTCCAAGGGATGAATTTGAACTCAACCATCCAATCCAACTTGGTCATGGTCTCGTCGCCCTCTTCCCAATTGCGATACAAACCCAACACCTTGCGGTCGAGTTCGTCAATCATCATGATGTAAGGAGCATTCTCGCCCTTGGTGCGGTCGTCGTCGTCAAGGTCAAGCCATGTGTAGATGTGGTACACGCGACGCAAACCGTCTTCACCATCCTCAAACTGCTTGCCTTCAATCTTGGCGTTTGCCTTTTCAGAGGCGGTCTGCTCAGGTTCCGACGTGGTGCGAATGAAGTTAATGTCGCGGTATAAGCCACGGTCAATACGTTGCTTAAATTCCCACTCGCTGATGTCTTGCTGTTCCGTGACGCGCTGTGACGTGTAGAAGTTGGCAGACGCAAAAGGAAGCAGGATGTTGTCGATGGAAACGAATTCGGCGCAAGGTCTGCGCTTCTTGTCGTCGTACCACAGCTTCATAAACTGTGAACCACCCAACGGCAATTGAGTCAGCATTTGCTCCTGCTCGTCCCTAAACTCTTCAATCTGCTCGGTCAACTGCCAATTCATGTAGTCGCGTTTGCGCTCTGCGACCTCGGTCTTCTCGTCAGTGACGTCGCCCAAAATCTTGGTCTTGGCTGGGCCATCAGGCGGGAACATCTCTTTAATGGCACGCGAAGCAAAGTCCACGCACGCCTCAGCCATCATGGGGTGAACGACCTTGGAGGCTCCAAGGAACTGAGCGCCGCCGGGGGCATCATCCCCCATGCCCGTACGGCGCAGACCCTCTTCATACTGCTTGTCGCGCTTCTTACGCGCTTGGCGGTCGTTGTCAATGAGGTCAATGTAGCGTGTAGCCAATGTCTCCAAATCATTGATGCTGATGAGTTCCTCAGCCAAGTTGGCGTAGAAGTCTTCGTCCTCGACTGGGCCTTTAAAGTCTTCCAACTTGACGACAGCAGAGCCGTCGGGTAACTCTTCGACTTCGGGGTCTTCGCCGGGCAACATATCCACCTCAGCGCCCCCCTCCTCAGTCATGCGTATGCCTTCGATGAAACGGTCTTCGTCTGGGCTAATTGGGTAATCGGTTGCCATGTGTAATCCTTATCGTGCCATTGCGGTCAATCCGCCTTGTCGTTTCTTGGGTGTATCCATCAACGCCTTTGCGCCTTTGTAAGCCTGCTTGCCCTTCCTGAGAGCGCTCACAGCGGCGGCTGGCGCGGCAAACCCAGCAATAGTCTCAGTCAATGGAAACTCGTTCTCGCCAAGCAACTTTGCTTCTTTGAACTTCTTTATCAAACCCTCACTACCAAGAGCAGGGTCATCAAATGCCAATTTGAATTTAGGAACTCGGTCTCCAGTGCCAGCGGTGTCAAGGACAGACTCAGGCTTACTTAATGCGGGGACAAGGCTTTGCAAAAAGTCCAAACTCTCTAAACCAAGATTGGCAAGGTCTACGCCACCACCAGCTATTTGAGAGCCTACACGGATAGCAAAGTCTTTCTTACCTCCCTTATTTCCAAGTTGTCTGTACTCTTTCTCAATTTGCTCTTTGCCAGTACCCAACTCTTTTGCAATGTTGCGCTTGATTTGGTTCATGCGTTTGTCGCTGATACCAAGTTCTTCAGCGCTCACACCCAACTCTTCAGGCGTGAACGTACCGCCGCTTGTAGTAATGCCGCCCTTGTCCATAAACTGAATCTTTTTAAATGCACCGCCACCTTCGGCTTTGGTGATGTCTGGGTCACTGGTATCGTATGTGCCACGGTTGCCTATGGCTGACTTAATTTTGCGTGGGTCAAGTACATTGATTTCTCCAGTACCTTTTGCATAAATAGAATCGTAGCCCAAATTTAAAACTTTTTTTATAACCTCATCGTCTGTTAACTTTCCCTCTGGGTCAAAGTATTTAAACAACTCTTCGTGTGACTTGTTTACATCGCTAATAACAAAAGGATTTTTAGCCTGAACATAAACAGGCATTACATTTGGTTTATTTGCGCTACCTTTTCTGTTTGTAATGGTGGAGTATGCAGATGCGTTTTGTGGAGACTCAGCCAAATAAGTACCCGGCCCCATTGCCCCAATTCTTGAATTTCTAAATTCTTTAATGTCATCACCTGTGCCGTGATACAGGCGTTGCGGTATTTTGCTTTCAGCCAACATCTTTGCAAGATTGGCATCACGCTCTGCCGCAGGTAGGACATCGTCAGCAAATATTCTCTTAAAGACCTTAGCCGCACCCTTGACTTTGCCGCCACCAGCCATGAACTGCAACTTCTTAAAGCCAACCTCACCGCCACCAGCCATGCGTTGGGCTATAGCGGACTCTAAACGAGCGTCAGCGGCTTCAATGTCTACCGCTCCACCCTTTGCCATACGTTTGCTTATTGCGGCGCTCAGACGAGCGTCTGCCGCTTTGATGTCTACAACGCCGCCCTTCTTCTGTCCTGTCAGCTTTTTAATGCGCTCACGGTATTGGTTGTATTGGTTGATAAATTGGTCGTCCACAACTTGATGGGGGAAAACCTTTTGAATTGTGCTACTGAAGTCCGATGGGCGCTTGGTCGAGGCGATGTGTTGCGCCGCGTCAGGGAAGTCAAGCACAAAGGGAGTCAGCACCTCTTGAGGGCCTAGCGCCTCACCGAGGATGCGGTGGCTGTATGTGTTGTGTGGCGTTCCTGCCGCCTCCACTAATGCCTTGGGTTTCAACTCGCCCGTCATCAGACCAGTCATGTTGATTTCCATGTCACGGATGCGCGGTTCGGTGATGGCGTATTGGATGTCCAACCCATTGGGCAAACCCAAGGGTTCGGTGACGGCTGGCGTCTTCATGCGATTGTTGAACCACTTGCGAAGATTGCTGTCTTCCTTCATGGCGGCGAGTGCGCCCTCACGGTCAGCAAGACCCGGCCAGTTCGGGAACGACACCAACTCCCCAGTCTTTGGGTCTTTGTACCCACCAGCAATGATGCTGTCAAACACATTGACGTTCTTGGGCTGTGCCTTTGACCAATCAATCGCACGAAGGTTCGCGTCAGCAAAGTGCATGGCGAAGTTGTTGGCGGTTGGCCCCATCGCGAGGTGAGAGCCGATGACGCGCTCAGGCTCAAACAGTTCAGCCACGCGGTCGACCTTGGCTTGCACGTTCTTGGCTGGGGTCTCAGTGGACTTCCAAAACTCAGGGTCTTTCAGGTGCTTCTGACCTAAGCCGTAGTACGCGCCGCCTTGTTGCTGTGAGTCAATGGGGAAGCCTTCGACCTCATTAAGAATCTTGTCGGACACGGTTTGGTCGCCGGGGAACGCCACCTTCACATCCCCCTTGCGCGGCGTGTAGGGCTTCTCCTTCGCTACCGTACCAATCGGCGTCAGCTTGTAGTTCAGCCCCTTGAGTCGTTCGCTCTCCTTCTTGGAGCGACCCGCAAGGTTGGTCGTGTCTTTTGGCTTGCCGCTTCTAACGTGTTCACCAAGCATCTGACGAGCGACTCGGTCAGCTTGTTGGTCGATGAACTCATCAGACAGATTGGCGCGGGGTAGCTTCAATGGCAGTACGTTGTCACCGCTATGCGACATCAGGGCATTCAAGCGCTCTTCGTCCGTAGACATGATGCGCTTACCCATCTTGCCAAGTCCGCCGAGTAGTTTCTTTTTGTCAGCCATAGTTACACCGCGTATGGGTTGACCCGCTCTTTGCGGGTATAAGCATAGTCATCATCGTCATCATACATAGGCTCAGGATTGATGTCGAGAAAACCCATGTCCTTGAGCAGGCGCATCGCCTGAGTAGTCGAGTCGACGTAGTCATCGTGCGCGGCATCAGGGAAGGCGCATATCTGGGATAGGAAACCCTCAGCCCAATCCTTCACATAGCCCTTATGCACGCTGGACTCTGGGAGCCAGACCCTACCAGTAGCGAAGATGGAGGCGGTAATCTGTAAGCGGGTCATCTTGTCCGCGTTGCCGGGGTTCCACGCCCGTACAGGCAAGTGCATCGCCTGCAACTCCTGTACAAGACTCAGCCCCGACGCCTTTGCCTCCACCAATATTAGGTCAGGGCGCTTGGCATCCTTGCCCTCACCATACGACACACGCCACTCCTCCAACACCTTGGGCTTTAGCTTAGGAAACGTCAGGTGTTCAGCCCAACAGTCGAGGAGTAGGACGGACATAGGCCCATCGGTAGGCTTGAACACGCCCCACGTTGTCATGGCGGTCGGGTCGTTGTACGTCTTGTCCGTATACGCTGAGTCATACGACTGCACGATGTACTCGAACTTAGGGAACGGTCGGTCATGCGGGTACATTTGGAACATATCGCGAGAGACAACCTTGCCATCTTCGAGGTCGACAATCTGACCCATCACCTCCTGCTCGTACAACTTGGAACCCTTGTACTGCTCCAACTGCTTGCGAAAGGTGGAGGCTAGGTTCGCCTCGTTCTCGTAGGTGCTGGCGCGGTCAATCACCACGTCGTCACCCTCGCGCCCCACAAGGTCGAGTATCAAGTCCTTTGGGCGCGGTGTCGTCGTCACAATGACACGAGGCTTGTCACCCAAACGCAAGCCCATCATCATCATGTCCCACGCCTCACCAGCCCCAAGGTATTGGAAGGCGGCTAACTCGTCACACCAAGCGAAGTGGAACTGAGGGCCACGCAGGCGCTCGTCGCTGTCCGCGATGAGGCCTCGAATGATGGAACCATTGGACAA